GTAATCCAGTAAGGCATGGTCACGGCTGCTCTTTGCGTAATCCAACGCTGTTATTTTCTTGGAGTCAAGCTCGCCTTCCCAAATTGCCACTTGCTTTTCTAAAGCGTCGAGCGCCTTTGCGGGAATGTTTTTCTCCATCTCAAAGGTAGGATGCTCGCGCATATACTTTTCAAGGTTATCGGTAATCTCCCCAACAAGGTTCATTATCTCGTTGTCGTTCAATTGGTCAAGTGCCCGCGCTTGGTCAATTGATAGAGGTCCTTGTGGCGGGTCGGGAGTAACGGGCGGTAGAGGCTGTTCAGCAGGCTGGTAGGTCAATTCCTCAGGCTGGAACAGAGCACTTTGCTCTGGCGGAATGAACGGCTTGCCTTCGCCGATAATGCGCCACGCTTCTGACGGCGTCATGGCAGATATATCTTCTTCTGTGTATCCCAAGTCAAAGAGCTGCTGCTTCATTTTATTTGTTATCATAAACGGAACGCCCGTGGCAGCTTTAGCAATATCCGCATCGCTCAACAATTTTTCTGGTGCAGCTGCGATAGCAGCCTCAAGCTTTGCAATAGACTCCGCATCCCCGTTGCGTGCTTTCATGTCATTGAGTAACTTAATGGCTTCCTTCAGCGGAGTAGCAATCGCATTATGCTTTTCTAAATCAGTTCCCTCTATCATGCTGGCTGAGGTAAGCTTGCTAATTGCGTTCTTAGCCATAAGGCTGTCAGCGGTTGCGGTTCCCTCAACCCCAGCAGCCACACGATAACTACGGATCTCAGAAATCAGTTTGTTATGCGCTTGGGTCAATATCAAGCTTCTCATTTCTGGATATGTAACATCGCTAACTGCCGTTCCGTTCAAGATTTCGGTTATGGTCTTGCGGATTTTTGTATAGGACTTAGAAGTGCCATCATACAAGCCTTCTACTAATGCCCAGTCTGGTGGAACTGTAGGCTTTTTTACATCGCTTGCAAATTGACGCAATATCGGTTCAATGTTGTTTTTTATCTTTGGTTCCCAGCCATTAATCGTATTGTTGACAAGCTGATTAATTATCTCGTTGTTCGTGTCAACAGATACGGTGGCAACCTTCTCGGCATTGACCTTGTCGAGCAGACCATTTAACAACTCGTCTGCTGTTTTAGTAAGCTCTGCGGGAAGCTCAAATCCAGGAATAAGGATTTGATTGGGGTCAACGCTGCCAATCTTAATTGCCTCTTGCGCATACAAGTTAAAGAAGTTAGCAATTCTACGACTGTTCGTGATATTGTTGTGGAAGAACTGCTCCATCTTGACAACTTCTGGAGGCAAGACTCTAAATAAGTCTGTGCCAGCCTGCTCAAGCGGCGGTCTGATGGTCGGGTCAAGGTTGCGCCATATCTGATACTCAAGCACGGCAGTCGCAATCTTATCGCCGATAGCATAAGACGGGCTCAGCCTTCCTGTTTCAATGAGAGCATTCACCTTTGCCATACCAGGAACGGCTTCTGTCATTGCATCAATGAGAACCTTAGAGAAGTCCGAGCCGTCCTCGATAATAGCCTTTAGCATTATTTGCCCGTCAGGCGTGCCACCATAAACTTTGGCAACAAGTGCGTTCTTAAAAGCTTCTTTACCAGTATCGTTTAGCAAGCGGGTATCTTTGATGAGATATTGACCTTTTTCCGAGTCATACAGGTTGTCAATGAATTGCTTGCGTAACTCATAAGCAGCTTTAGACGAGAGCACTTCATCAACTGTTTGGTTCTCTCCAAACTGAAGCTCGGCAATACTCTCGTTGCTCAGGAACTTTGCGTTGCGGTTTGCATACTCAAGCGGGCTGAATATCTGCTGTGAGGGAGCATTAGCCTCGTTCACTATCCTCATCACATCATCACTGTTCGCAGCCTTGTAAACGAGAACTGGGTTTTGAATGCCCTCAATATCAGCTTCTGTTAGCCCATACTGAGACAAGCTTTCCTTAAGCTTACTTTGGTATTTAGCCCACTGGTCAGGATAGCTCTCTTTGGCTTCTATAAGGAAACCCATCCTATGATTGCCTGCAATCACATTGCCACTCTCATCAATCACAGGCGAGCCGTTGGATAAATCAACAGGCTTGTTCAGCAAGCGTTCTGGTGTTAGGCTCCTTGCCTTCTCTCTGACAAAATCTACATTATAAGTTCTTGGCTGATACTCTTGTGGAAAGTCTGGATTTTTCTGCCCGCCAAGATTGTGGGACGGGCGGATTGTGTCAGCCTCAACCACAACTGGAATTAGCTCAAATGACGTGTCTGGCGTAGCACCAAACACTTTGAACCTCGTGCCCTCCTTGAACTGGCTTATTCTGGCTGCATTGCGCTCCGCCTTTGCGGTCATATCATTTTGCGTGAACAGCGAGCGGTATACCTCTTTCAGCGCTGGCGATATTTCTATGTCCTTATACCGCTCCATAAGCCTGCTGATAAATTCGGTAAAGAAAGCAGAGATGGTCTGGAAGGCTGATTTGAGTTTGGCTGGCATGCTCTTGGCTACCTCTGGGTCGGCTTGCCATTTGAACATGCTGTCAGCAATGTCATCCATAACCTTGCTCTTGGCAGCATCGTCCATAGCGTCAAACGCTTCTATGGTTGTCTTACCAGCATCCTCAATTATCGTCTTATAGCCCTCGAACACGCCCATGTCGTAAAGCTGACGAGCTGTATACATAATGGCGTGAGAGCCTTCGTGGAATACGCTCACGGCATCAGCAGCATCGGTTGCAAAGTTAAGAATGAACTTGTTGTCGGGACCTATTGTCAGTGCAGCGATATGCTTCTTGGCAATATCATAACCAAACTCGCCCGCTGGCAGCGCCTCGCCTTCGTAAGCTCTAATCTCACCGAGCCTATCATAGAAGCCAAACTTGCCTCCACTGAGCCTCTTTACGGTAGCGTCAAAGGCATCAAAGTAAGCAGAGGCTGCAACTTTCTGCGCGTCAGTTAGGTTGGTTGCGGCGAATAGTTCGCCTTCAAACGACATTTTGTTGTATTGCCCATAAGCAGCTTTAGCCTGCTCTTGTAGCATACGCCTGTGCTCAAGAGCGGTCTCATTCCTTTCAAGGGTGGCACGCTTGTTGGCAACGTCTAACTCTGCCCGCGTCATCTCCTTTGGCTTGGTGGCTCTTGTTTGACCAGCTCCCTTACTGGCATGCTTTGACGGACGGATTGTATTGAACTCTTCGTAAGCCTCATTGGTCAGGAATTTCCGAATTTCTTGGGCTTGGGCTTGGTATACCTGCTCATAGAAGTTTTTATTAGCAGTGCGCTTGTTGTCGTAATCTAAGCCCTCAATCGAACGGCGGTGGTCAAGAATATCATTGCGGAATTTCCTGTCCTTTTTGAGGAACTCACCCATATAGCCAACAAGAACATTGTGAACTTCCTCTTTTGTTCTACCGTTCGGTGCAACGCCATTTTTATCGTACAGTTCAATAATCTTATCAACCCAAGCCTTCTGGTTCGCATCGCGCGCCTTGCGATAATCAGAATAGACCTTGTCAAGCAGCTTGGGAGCGTCAGTGCTCTTAATGACACCATCATAGGCATCTTGATTTATTTTTGTTATTTGGCTGTGAACACCACGCATTAGCTCAAGACGTTCAGCAAGGTTAGTTACAAAGAAGTCTGCATCCTCGCCAAGACCAGTCTTTGCCATACCAGCGGTAACTGCATTGAGCATGGTCTTATAGGCGTCTTCCCACATTGACTTGGTTATTTCGCTGGTGACCGTCCACAGGTTAGCCTTATAGGCACGAAAAGCGTCATCAGTTAGACCGCTTCTTGAGGCGTTATCGACTGCATCCCAGAACTCTCCAAATTGTCTATTCACGGAGAATAATGTGCGGTACTCCTCTTGCCCGACCTCAAAGAGGTTTTTGAGAAGTCCGATGTGTCCAGCGGTGTCTTCTGTAACCTTAGCAAACTCAGCCACAAGGTTGTTAAACCTGCTGTGGATTGCAGCTTCTTTAAACTTCCTATACACACCAAGCCGAGCAGCGTCCAATTCCTCTGGGGTGCGGGGCTTGGACAGCAAGTCAACAATGTCATCGCGCAATCCGTTGAAGTCAAGCAGGGAGTTGAGCGCTGCTTTTTGTGCGTCATCACCACCAGAAAGCTTGTCAATAGTGGCTTTGATAATTTCTTCTGGAACGGGGTTATAACCAACCTCGCCCGTTCTGTAGAAGCTTCTGATTTCATCCGCGTTGTAAGCACGGTTGGCAAGGGCTTGGAATGCAGCAATCTGGCGCTCGGTCATGCCCGTACTAAGCATATCCGACCGCAAGTCAGCATTAACGGGGGAAAGCTCCATCGCGCCCATAATCTGCTCAATAGCAATCTTCATTGCCCTGCGTGCAAAATACTGCTCAATCTTGCCATAAGTAGCCAAAGGGTTGGCAGTCTTTTTGACCAGTGGTTTAGCATTCTCACCAACATAGGGCGCAACCATTCTCTCAACAGTTGCTTCGGTAAGACCAGGAAACTTGCGTTGGCTTGGGTTCTTTATTTTGCTGTTCTGAGCCTCTACAGCTTTTACAATGTCAGCAGGGTTCATTACTATCAGGTCTTCTGGTCTTACGCCAGCAGCATCAGCAAGCTTTCCCAGCGGAACTGTTTCCGATGCTGACAAATGGGAGATGAACTTCCTTACATCGGTCATCCAGTTGTCTGGGTGTAGGATTTTCTGCAGCTCTGGTGTCGCACGGGTGATAACCTCAGCAACCTTGAATTCGTTGCCAATCAGCATTGTGTAGTCAACG